CTCCTTCACGTGCTGTAGAATCACCCAACTCATCCCAAGGTCTTCGGTTATACCATTCATGGGCTGTAATTACCTGACCCTGTGGGCCCAAGGCAGATGCCCCGTGACCAGAACTAACATAGTCTGAAGAAGCCCCATAACAATTCCCATAGGGATCACACATATTAATTAAATATCTAAATGTTTGGGGTTGTTGCCATGTGCTAGTTGAATAATTTCCGTAAACCTTTTCTCTTTTGTAATAGGCTGCTACTGTTTGCAACATCTCAGTGCTTTGGATGTAGTCTCCTCTAGATACAGACGCTAACCCATGATTAACAGAACTAACTCCATACATTCTAGGAGCCCTATAATATGTAAGAGTTAAACCTTGAGTTTCTATCATCCACGGACCTGATAGAGTTGGATCATAAGGCGACCCCGAAACAGGGACCATACCAGACCCATCCCCCCCTTGGTAAGTATAGGATGGATCCCCTCCTCCTGCGCCAGGATAACTTGGATTTTGTGGTGGCATATTAAGTTCCTTTTATTTTTAAATTATGACCAATTATGTCTAGTTATAGAATAACTAGGACACCCTTGTATTCTATTAGACTCAGGGGGATATAAGTTGCTACCCCCCGCAGAATTATTTATCCAATCAGTACCTACTGAATAGAGGCTCATTTCAGTTACCTTATTGCCCATTTTATTTATAAAATTTTGAATTTGGAAGGCAGACTCTTTTTTAGGATCATAAGTACCAGCAATATAATATTCTTGGGTTCCTCTAAAAAAGTAATCACCAGTATCATAGATGTCACTATCTAGGAAAGTATGAGATTCCCAAGGAAGTGGACCGTGCCTCTCAAATTCTCCCCAAAACTTGTCTCCACTCTTGCCATATATTATACCATTCGGATCTATAGCAGATCCTCCTATAGGATAATAATGTCTAGTCCCTACGCAATATTCCCGAGCAGAAGTATCTATTTTATCGTTCCATCTTCGTCTATCATACCAACTATTCATTGTCTGTATAATGCCATTAGGGCCTAAGGCAGAAGAACCATAATCAGAAGAAAGACCATAATTATTTCCATAATCATCACCTTGGAATGTATGATATTTAAATGTTTGTGGTTGAGTCCAGGAAGAAGTTGAAAAATTGTCATAAGATTTATATCTTATAAATTGAGCAGAAACCCTAACTAACAAAAAATTACCTGTAATTCCCACACCTCTAGAAACTGAAGATAAGCCATATTTTACAGAAGAAACTACATAATTAGGAACTCTAGTATACACAATGTCTAGCCATTGTTCTTCAATCTTCCAAGGCCCAGAAAGATCCCCGCCAGTGTTTACTATCCCGGAAGCACCAACCATCCCCTGAGACTGATCATTAAAATAATAAGGGTCTGTTTGTATGGGGAGCCCAATAATAACATCTGAATTGGTCATAATAAATTCCTATCCTATAGTATATAGAAGGGGTAAAAAGATAATATCAACTATTTTTAGTGAGAATTAATTAATTCTCTTACAAGTAAATGTAGAACCTTTTTCCATTCTAACAGTACCAGTTCCGTCTAGTTTACAAGTAAAGTTTGCTGCCCCACAATACCCAACCCATTTGATCACTATATCATGAGGGTCTATATTGGTTCTGACAACCTGGACCTTATCTATCTTCTCAGTTTCAGAACCTCCTAACCCTGCTGTCTGTATAATAGAAGTTGTAACTGTTGTGGGACTACTTCCTACCGTAATGCTTCCCTGCATCTCAAACTCGTAGTAGCCAGCATTGGCTATGGTGAAATAGCTGTGGGTAGAATTCCAGGTAATGTGACCAGCGTTAACCTCAGTTTTTGCTTGAGTAGATCCCGAAGCAAAATAATAAGGATCAGCCGTATTCTGTCCATCATCAGCAGTAACTTCAACAAAAGACCATGGGGGAGGTACTGGGCAAGAACTTACTGTAACAGCGGATAAATCAAACTTAACAGAACAACTAGGACCAGCACTTAAAGTAGTAGTAACCTTAACAGAGCCAAATGTGTCTGGGTGAGTAACAGAGGAAGAACTCCAAGTAGAACCAGTATAAACTAAAGAATCTCCTTTAGTAGGAGATAAGGTAGAACTTACATCAGTTAACTCAGGAAGAGCAAGATCTACAATAGTACCTGCAATAGTATCTCCACTCTGAAATTCCGCTATTCCAGAGGGATCACCATTACCATCAAATTCTAATTTAAGAGGATTAACATCAGCCATAGTACTTTATTATAGTTATTTACCACCACGAAGTCTCTGACCATCACCAATATCTGTACTTGCTGAAAATGCTTCAGTAGACTCATTTATAAATTGAACACGGATATAAGTACTAAAAGTCGCATTCGCATTAATAGCGTCTACTAATTGAGCCATAACTGTAGAAGGGGGCGAGGCATCCTCTTTGGTAATAGTATTTAATCTAGTCCCATCAGGAGCCCAAAGTCTAAATCTAAATTTGGTAGCAGAAATCTTTAAAAGATTAGCTACATAATTATTACCTCTTTTTCCTGTAGTTAAAAAAGAGACTTTAATAACACGATTAGAACTATCTGAAAAAGTAGTACTAGCTACGCTGGCAGATCTTTTAAGTGTTCTGGGTTTCCCTGCTCTAAAAGAAGGGTTAACATTTGTAGTCTCTAATGCCTTAAACATTTTAGTTATTCAATTAAGGGTACGAGCGTCCAGTCCAAGTTTGTTCCCCCACAGGTTTAGATATATCTGCCCTACTATTAGCCTCATTAACTTGTCCATAGGTTATAACATATCTTGCTATGAGTGGATGATCTTGCGTAATTATGACCGCTCTAGCAGCATCAAACGGAGCTAGGCTAAAGATTAGGGTATCGGAAGCCACAGAACCCAACATACCTAAAACACCACTCGTACTATTGGAAGCCCTAACAGAAGCATTAGGATATCCAGAAGGTCCCCTATCTCTACCTGATAAGGCACCAGATGTAGATTGGTCAGATCCTGATGAATTACTTTGCCAAATGCCTCCCACAAGATGGGAAGCACCAAACATGGTATTAACACCGCTTGGGACTACCTGGAACATAGCATCCCCTGCCGCAACACCACCAGAGGATACAGCCCCTACAGTAATATAATTACAGGGCATCGTTCCACCAGAAGTATCCGTTAAAAGTACAACATGCTGGGCTGCATCTGTAATATCAATTATTTTATTATATGGTCTAAAATATTCTCTCATCAGTTGGTCTCCTTATCATCTTCAATGCCAACCCCGTTTACTATATCGGATAGACTTTTAATGGCTTTTCTCACCTCTTCGTCTGACATTATATTTTCAGGAGCCTCCTCCTCTTCAGCTTCGGACTCTTCTACTTCTTCTTCCTGAAGATCTCCAGAGTCTTTTTTGTCTTTTTTATCATCATCTTCTTCTTCGTCTTTGGATTTCTTACCTTTATCTTTTTTGCCATTCTTCTTTTTTTTGTTCCCCTCTTCATCGTCGTCACCATCATCATCATTATCGTCTTTGTCATTCTTTGGTTTTGCTTTAGGATTTTCCTCATCCCCCTCCGAATGATCCTCTCTAATAATACTCTGCACTAAGTCTTTAGATTTTTCAAAAGCTTTCTTAATCTCATCGAAAGAAAAACTTTCCATTAAAGGAATCTCTTCTTTAGAGTAATTAGCATGTTGAAATACTTGTTGTATGATATTATTAATATCTACACCCTGGATACCATTCTTAGTCTTAAGGAATGTAGAGAATTCAGAAATAGTTTGCTTTAGGACACTATTTTTAGGAGCGATCCTAGAAATAGCTTCAAAAAGAACGACTTGTGTATTAATTAAGCTCTTAAAAGAATAAGACTCCTTAAGGTATTGAAGATTTACTCCATACTTCTCACTTAGAAGATGAGTAAGCTGCTCTCTAGCAGGTTTCTTCATTTCAAAAAGCACTCTGGAATACGCTTTAAGTTCTTTCTCTGAGATATGCTCTGTAGAGTGACCAAGGTTACGGGAAAGGGTTTCAAAGATTTTCTTCTTGGATAACAGAGCCATATAAGGAAGTTCCTTAATAGTTTCGGTCAAAGCATCTTCTACTTCCATATCACTAGAAAATATTTTACTTGCTAAATTATTTATAACAGGCTCAGAAGCCCAAACTAGATCAAAGGCTTCTTTTGCCTCAAGGATCTCTTTCTTAACTAGTTCTTGTTTACAGATCATCTCGTAAATAGATTTTTGAGAATTATCTATAAATTCAAATCTTCCATTTTCTTTCAAACTATCCACTGATACCAAAGGAACATTAAAAGAGTTAGAAACCGCTTCAGAAAGTTTTAGGGAGTTTATTATCTCAGGAACCTGAGAAGTAATTTGATCTTTATTCTCTGTTAAAAATCCTACTAACTCAGGAAGTACTTCCACAAATCTTTCAAACTCTTCAGACTCTAGTATATTTTGAGTTTTGTTAAAAACAGATGCCTTCTTTTCAAGTTTCTCCGAGATAGACTGATAATGTGTTCTAGAGGTAAGAATATCTACAACATCACTGAAAGTACTATTTGCATTAGTATAATCGTCATTGTATAGTCCCTCTAAAAAGATAGAGACTTGATTTTTTACTTTATTATCAAATCTCTTATCGTCAGTAAATATGTCTGAGTCTTCTATTGTAATATTTTCAAGAATATATGAATTATTTCTAATTAAATAATTACCTGAAATAATTTTTTTATTTTCTGTAAGATAAGTCACCTTATCTTCAGTCCCATCAACAGAAAATAATTGAACATTTTCTCTGATAGAATACCCTAAATAGTCCCCCAACTGTATTAAATTGGAGATTTTCTTGTTTCTCGATTCGAATATTTTTAACATATATAGATCCTGACCCTTAAAAGTCCTCTTTATTATATAGGATTGTTTTTTTACCTAATTTTATAAATTTTCTATTTTTAATGCATCTATAGACTCAATAAGATACATTTGTTTACTTTTTTCCCCATATTTATTAGATATGAAGGATTTAACTGTCTCAATGTCTTCTGCTGTAGCCTTTGTAGCATTGGGTTGCTCTGGGGGTAATGGTGCTTGCCCTGCTGGTCCAACATTCTGATTTCCAGCCACTGGTTGGGGCATACCAGGGTTCATAGCCGCTTGCTCTGCGCTTTGTTGGTCCTGAGCCCTCTGCGCTTGCTCATCTTGTTCCTTCTCCAACTTCTCTTTAGTAACCTCAATCTCTTGATCTGTCATGTCATAAAGTTCTTTATAGATAGTTTCTGTTGGAAATAAGCCAGTACCTACAACTGCTTGGACTACTCTAGCTTTAGCCTCATCAATCTCTAATTTTCTTTTAGTAAACATATCAGAAGGGTCTGGAAGTGTAATAGATAAATCCTTTATCAGACTGGCAGGGTAGTTTTTTAATTTTAAGTGTCTTTTAGCTATAGCTTCTAACCCTATACTTATACATTCTTGTATTCTAACAATAGTTCTAGCAAATTTAACATCTAGCTGTGCCAAGTTGGCTTTCCTTTCTGGGGACTTATCAAACTCTATTATGTAATCTTTTGGAATTTTCATCGTAGCCAAAAGTTTATCCCTAAAGTATTTCACATCATCCACCTCACCTAAGTTCTGACCACCAGGGAGAGTTTCTATCTTCGTACCAGCCCCACCCCTAACAGGTACAAAGTAATCCTCATCAGCAGCTAATGGGTTATACCTAGCATCCACCTTACCATTAGCGTAGAACTTCTCTTTTTTGTATCTTTGTTTTACATCTTCAATAAATGCTTCAGCTTTAGATGTTGGGAGTTGACCAACATCAATATAGAAAATTCTTCTCTCTGGTGCCCTGGCTAATCTATAAACCAGCATAGCATCTTCCATTAATTTCAATGATCTAAAAATACTAATAGCGGCAGAAGCTATTGATTTTCCATAAGGATAAAATTTCGGATCAGAGGTATGTAATCTAAAATGCACAATTTGGTTTCTATCTAATTCTATGAATTTTTTATTTCTCTCATATGGATCTGGGGCAGACTCCCAAGCACTCTTATCGGGTATTTCTTGGAGAAATCTTTCAAGATAACCGTAAGAGTTCTCTACTCTTATAATATAATTAGGATTTAGTACCTTCAACCTACGAAGACCCTGATCCGGTTTATTAATATCTGCAATCAGTTCTATGAAACAATCTCCGTACTTTACAGTATTTCTAACTAGATCCCAATAGATCCTCTTCATCTTCATTTTAGTAAAGAGTTTATTTATCTCATTTACCACTAATGTACTTTCTGAGTTAACTACCCATCGTCTATTTTTGGTATCCCTTTGACAAGAATCATCAGCATATATATCAAATGCTGCTGTTATTTCAGGGTAGTCGTCCATCCTTTCGTATTCTGAATATCTTTTCTTTCTATTTATTTCAACTTCAGGTAGATAAGGAAGCTTTTGATGATAGGTGAGCATCCTGGCTGGGCGATGAGCCTGTTCTGGATTTATTATCGTATCCCCAGCTAAGTCCTCTTGATCTTTAAGATATGGTATGGCTGGGGTAGCAAAGAATTTAGCAAAAAATCTTCCTATCTTCCCTCTAGGATACGCATAGGTTGTCCCCTGCCCAGGCCCCCCAAAGGTTACATATCCAGGACCAGCATTCTCATTAAGTTTATCTTCGTTTATTTGAATAGCCATGTTATATCTTCTTCAACATCCCCACCGAAGCTTTTTAAGTTTCTCAGCTTAATAGGAGCTAAAAGCTTCTCTGTTGGTGTTTTACCGTGCCCGTCAATAAAATTAACAGGAATACTCTCTAAATATGTAGTCATCCCAAAGGCACAAAGAGCTAAACTAGTTACCAAATCATCATGTTTAGATTTCTCTGCTTGCGCCTTTCCTGCTAGGGAAACTATAAATGTGTTCAATTCGGAGACAGTTCTTTTGGAATTAATTTTAATCTTATTTAACCTCAAGCACTCTTCCATCATAGCCAGTATCTCGTCTCTATTTTTAGAAGTTACTTGCACTCCAATATTCCTCTTTTCATCAAAGTACAGGTTCTCGTACTCTAATCTTTCAAACAAATGATCTATTAGATTGTGCCCGATAGTGTTGCGCTCTAAGAAGATTATAGCTAGATTATATCTTTGACCTACTTGATTTAATACTTCTGCTAATTCATTAATAGGAGTAGTATTAGAGTAATACTCTGCTACCTGCTCCCCAGAGTAAGAATCTATTACATGGAATGCTGAAAAATCTCTTTCTCTTCCTAAGGATACATCTACTCCAATTAAATATTGCCTAGAGGGTTGGGGATCTTCCCACACATATAAACGATTATTAAAAGTTCGATAAAGAGGTTTCTTTACTCTACTATCCATATTGGTGAGTACAGTACCCTCGATATAAGTCTCTCCCGTACCTAAGAACTCACACTCATACTCTTGTAACCACTTCTTATGACTCATATTAGAACGAGTAGTTTCTTCCCATTTATCAATTATAATGGGAGGTTCTCTCTGTTCCATAGCTTCGTACAGATGCTCATAGCCTTCTATACGAGTGTACTCAGGGTGGTCCTCCCAATTAATCTGTATAGGGTGAAAAGAGTTTGCCCCCTCCATAGCCCTATACCAAGCATCGTAATACCAATTACCAACACCATTAACCGTGGAAAGTACAAATGCTCTACCCCCAGTAGAAATAATTGGATAAACAGCAGCCCAAATCGAATCAATATGTTCAATGAAAGCAGCCTCATCAATAAACAAGAAAGAGCCAGCCAACGATCTACCAGACTGCTTACCAGAAGGACGAGATTTAATTATAGATCCTGTACTAAGTTTTAAGTTATGCATGTTCTCTTGAAGAATATTAGGTTTGAGAAATAAAGGTAACTCATCAAACATAATCTTAATTCTATCCAAAATCTCAGTAGATTCTGTATCCCCCACAGACAGGAATACGATTGTTTTATGCTCCTGAAATATACACATCCACAAAGCATAAGCAGCAGAAATAGTAGTACATCCAGCCTGACGGAACTTTCTAAGGATATTAAACCTATTATCTTCCAAACAGTTTACAATCATCTTCTGGAAGGGATATAATTTAAAAGGGACTAATCCTCTAACAGGGTGTACAACCTTGATATAATTTGATATAAAGTATATGGGATCTACCTTGCATCTCTTATACTCCTGTTTTAATTTAATTACTTCTCTTGAATCCATGAAGATATACGCTTTTATTTGCACTCGTAAAGAGTCTTTACCTGATTATACACATAAATTGCTCTCCTATTTATCTAGGTGCAAAATAGATGTAAAACTCTTAATAGATAAAAAAAGTATCTTTGAGGCTTATTCTGAAGGATTAAAAAATATTATACTAAGAGATAATGATATCGTTATATTCTGCCATGATGATATTGAAATTATAATGGACCCACAACAATTTGTAAATGTCCTAGTATCCGCTTCTAGAAAAGAGAAGTGTGGGTTCTTTGGTCCCGCAGGAACTACCTACTTATCTGAGGATGCTGTATGGTGGAATCATCAAATGTGGCAACAAGGGAAGCATAGGGGAATGGTGTTGCATGGGAAGGATATAAGAGATGCTCAATATACTTACTATGGAAATCCAGGTAGGGTAGTATGTCTAGATGGTTTGTTCTTAGCTGTGAAAGGAAAGACCCTTAAATCAATTAATTTAACTAAGCCTGAGTACTTCGAAGGGGAGTGGGATTTCTATGATATTCACTATACAATACAAGCACACAAAAAAGGGTTCTATAATACGGTAGAGCCTATCTTTATGATTCATCATTCTTTTGGGGAATTAGCAGGTAGAGACTCTTGGCATAAAAATAAGCAAGCCTTTATAGAACAACATTCCTTACCTATAGAAGTATAACAATGGACTCTTTAGAAGAAAAATATTTAAAGTTACTAGCTGAGTATGAGAAGTTAGAAGAAGAGCATCCTTGTATTGATCATTTAGAACAATGTAGTTCTGCCTACTACAGGTTAAATGATGTTAGAAAAGAACTAATAAAAAGTATAGAGTCCTTATACTCATCCTGGATACCCCCTAAGATACATTCATTCTTCTCTACAATCAAAGCATGGTGTACGACAGGATTTAAAAAATCTAAATTCGTAGATCGTAGATTGGAAATCTGTTCTAGCTGTGAATACTACAAGGATAATAAACTATGCCAACTATGTGGATGTTATATGAAGTATAAAGCTCAGATGGCAGCAGCAAGCTGCCCTATATCTAAATGGAAGCCTGAGGAAGATAAACCTACCTAAGTCCCACAGTTCCACCACTTTTCATCGGAGAAAGTCCTCTTATTTTTCCCCACATATCTTTAACTCCTCCCGCTAGTGGCGAGGCAAATTGGTGTAGTTTTGTTCCTCGTCGGATAATTCCGTGACTAAGAGAACCCCTAAGGCCTCCCCCGAATGGAGTTGTCTTTGCCAGAGGATCACCACCAGTCCTCCCTAAACCCCATTGGTACGCGCCCTTCTCTGGCTTACCAGTCCGTGGGTTTATTATAGGTTTCCCATCGGGATCTTTTTTTATAGGTCTTTCAAATTGGGAAATTCCAGTAAATTTGCCAGGGCCGCCCTGCGCTAAAGCTCCTACGCGACTCTTAAATTTTTGCCATCCAGCCCTTGGGTTCTCTCTCCCCCTACCCGTTCTACTCCAACGGTGCTGAGGGCGACGAGGATCGTAGTCTGGGAGAGCCTCTAGTAAAACACCCATTCTTTTATAAATAGTACTCATAGTTAATAATTCATCCTCATCACTTTTTTGTGTGGAGGCAGCAAATCGTTTACCTCTAGTATCTCCTCTCTTTCCACGAATATGTCCACCTCTTTGAGATCCTTTGGAGATTGGAATTTTTATAGATGGAAGTTTTCTTGGCCTCTTCTTAGCAGAAGGCTCCTTAGGACTACCTGGGGCACCTGTAGCAGCAGTAGCAGCAGTAGCATCTGTAGTAGCGGTAGTGGAGGGAGTATCCCCTACTAAACTCTGGGTGGTTCTAGCAGTCTTGGGAACACCTGCCAATCTTGCTTGGTTAATAACCCCTCCAGTTTCCTGTGCAGCCTTTCTAGCTTGTTGTCCTAGGGTAGGCAAGGCAGCAACCGTAGATCCCCCTCCCCCACCAGGAGTAGGAGTAGGAGTAGGAGTAGAAGGAGTAGAAGTAGCTCTTGCAGCATCAGCGCCAGCCTCTGCCTTCTTAGCCTTTTTCCCTTTTGATAGATTTTTAAATACAGAGCTAATAGCTTTTGCGCCAAGTCTCCCAGCAGCAAAAGTATCACCCACATAAGGAATACCAGCAAATCCTCTAAAAGCCGCATTCGTAATATTTTTCCTAGCGCCCACTAGATGTTCCCCAGCTTTACTAGAATCTCCTTTAACACCATGGTATGCTGCCTGGGCAACATCCCCCCCTCCCCTCAAGACAGATAAACCAGCGTTAGTTAGATCTATAGCGGGGCCATACGGAGCAGGGGCGAACCCTGCAACATCCCCTACCGTTTGGGCCTTATCTATGGTGGACTGTCCTTCCCAACCCCTTTTAATCGCTGGGCCAGCAACATTAGCGATTGCTTTTGCGGTTTTCCATGTACCAGTTGCCTTGTCCCAGATCCCCTGGCCTAGACTCTGTGTAGCTCGACTTCTCGCCATAGCCCCTCTTCCCAATGATCCTCGTAGAAGTGGCGTATGAGGAGTGCGTGGCTTTCTTGCTGGGGGGTTTAGTGAAAGTTTATGTTGTGGTTTAAATAAAGCCCTCTGACCCGCGCCTAATGAACCCCCAGAGCCCATTTGACCATGAGTATCTTTTTCTAATAAGATAAAAGTTCTGTCGTAAATAGAATTCCTAGTATTCTCATTCTTCGATTTCTTCCCAGTCCTATAGGCTTGTCCAGTAGATGTTTGACATATCTTAATAGCAGGTACTTTAGATTTACCATCATCCATTACATGTCCAACACAACGAGCTACTTTAGATCCACTAGGCATTACTTTAATATCCTCTTTAAACGATTATAGACAGTTTCTCTAAGAGATTTTTTAGTAGACTTCCTTTGTCTTTTAATCTTTTTAGCGGGTCTTCCCTTCTTAGAGCCGTATGTTCCAGGTCCGTAAGGCATACTTTATTCCGTGGCTTCCACACCTTCTAAATCCATAACCCAGCTAACCCCTTTCGCAATTCCAATTCCAGCACCAGCAACTAGTCCAAGCAAAACTACAACCTCTGCTAAACTCATTCTGTAAACTGAGAAAGGTGTTCTAAACCTGTCCTTGAAAAATAGTCCCCATATTGGATTCATTTCTTATCTCCCTTTAAATCATCCTGCACTGTTCCATTTTCCACTATCCCCTTTAAAATCGTGGATAGGCTCGTCACTACCAGAGTTATTAAGCCCGCAACCACCGCTATGCTTTCTGAGGGAATGAATTTAATACTACCAATGAACGCTAGTACGAGAATTAATAAGTATAAACCTGCAAACTTAGCGAGGTGCTTAGAAGCAGTTTCTTTGGCACTTTCTTTTATTAACAATTCTCTAAATCTAGAATCAGCTTCAGCTTGTAGTTTTTCTACCTCAACCCTACCTTCAGCTTCTTTAAGCCTTAAAGCAGAGTTTACATCAATATAACCTTTTCCATCTACCATAGGTGAGTTTGCCATAAATATACCTCTAGTATATTTAGACCACTTCCAAATATCTTTTCGTATTTATTTTTACTGGTTGGGAGGAGGAGGATCACCAGGGGTGGGACAGTAAAGATCTTTTTCTTTTTCACATTCATCTTGGGTTTCCCATGATTTTACCTTATTACCTGTTTTATCATTGAGGTAGGATGGACATTCACCCCCTACTCTAGGGATATCTTGTACACATTTCACAACCCACTTTTTAGCTCCAGAAGAATCACTTATCGCTTCATATCTACATGCCCAACACTTATCAGTCATCCCCGAACCACTACATTTACATAATATATCATTGGTGGGGGCCTCATATTCAGGGGGAGTAGTTTCGTCATGTATAAGATTTAAAAATCTTAGTCCATAAGTTAAAACTTTTATAGAAACACCAAAACCCTCAGCGAATCCCTGAAATAGTCTAGCTGCTACACTCTTCTCAAGTTTATCATAAGCTGCTGCCTGTCCTTTATCTACCCAGGTCACATCATCGGTCTTCTCTTGATCTTTAGCAGCTTCCCCTGTCTGCATATCTTCCCTAGGCTCCTTCTCACAGTCCATAAATTCATTAAATTTAACACCAACAACTGAAAGTACCCTCCCATCTTCACGAAGTTCCCACCACGGCAAACTTGTAGCTTTTTCCAAAGCTTTTTTTACATCTCCTAAATCAGGGCATCTTTGACCAGTTACAATTTCCTCTGCAATCATAACCTTCTTTGGTCCATAATAGTAAACGGTAGGAGGCTCCTCCATAGCCACCGACCCTGGTGGGGGCGTAGTCGTAATATTAATATTTTGATCCATTGTCGCAGAAATTTTTACAAATGCCTCCCACTCATCATCAGTTCCCCAAAGTTTATACCCTTCACTTCTTTGGCTATTACATAATTTTTGTAGACAATAATTTAACTTTGGTAATTTAGTACGAGGAACATGTCTAGTCCCAGCCTCATAATTGTAAGGAGTAACTCTAGTAATATAACTAAAATATGCAAAGCCAAAGATATTAAGTACCCAATTAGCTTTCCCACTATCATTGGAATCTGGTCCTACCTTAGTAGTATTTAATGCTGTCACTCTTAGATCATCAGATATCATACCAACCGTTAATTTCTTTGTACCAGTGCTATTGGAGCCACCAGACCCAAATCCAGTGCTATCGGAGCCACCAGTTCCAAATCTAGGAGGACCCTTAGCACTTCCTGTTACACCTATTTGTCCAAAATCATTCATTGATCTACTTCCTTTTTCTTCTTACAATATTCGTTAATTTTCTTACATTTCATGTCTGGTTCACATCCCATATATTCAGCAAACTTTTTCAGAGCCTTCTTTAATGGTTTAATCTTTATAGGGCTTCCTGGTGGCTGCCCCCCACCCGCTAAACCCCATAACTCTTTCATAACATTATTATAAGTCCCTTTACTACGATTAGAAGCTTGAGTTACAGTTTTTCCGCAGAAATACCTGTCCTTATCAAAACTATCTTTTGGATCTGTAGTACAGGACTTACATACTCTTATTTGACCCCATGTAATCTTTACATGTTGTCCTTTTTGCCCAGTAACACCGTCTTCAACTTTTACGGTAGGATCCCCAAGATCTTCCCCATCCCCATTTTCCTTACATGTAATCTTTGCAGTGTAAGAAGCATTATATGTAAACCAATTCCGAAATCCTGGAATCCCTTTGTACCAATCTATTGATATCTCATATACCTCCGTATAGATGCAAAACTTTTCCTTATCGTCATCATTACTAAAGTTTCCAGTGGTGGGCACAAAATTAGACACAGTATTAGATGTATTGGGTAGGGCTCCGAATCTTGACATTATATAAACTCCTCTCTATTATTTAGGGAAATTAAAAAATATCGGGATAAACAAATTTAAAAAGTAAATCTATATTTCAGTAATCTATATATTATAGACAAGGAAATTTATTATGGCCCTTACCCCACATAACCCAGCAGCCGCTCCTGTAGCACCCACTACTCAATACCTCAACTCTTCTGGAGATACCAGTAGCTGTGATTTTGCTGATTGGTTTACCCACACTCAAGTTATTAATGGAATGTACAAAAGGATTTTTATATTTGATGGAAACCCTACCCTAGGTGCTGGAGGGGTAGCTTCTGGGTGTCCTTCTATATCTTTCAATTATCTTGATTTAAATTATACGGTACAAGTAGCACACGAAAAAGAAACAGCTTCTTATTGTAGTGGTCAATACCTACCACAACAGCTTAAAGTATACAGCGATTCAACCACAGGAGGCTTAGGTCTTTCTGGAACCTTTACTACTAGCGCAGTTGGATATACTAGAAGAAAATGGGTTAGTGGGGTAGATGTTGAAGGGATATGTACCCAAAATGCAAATTACTCCTTAGCAAGACTCCCAGGCGTGTATAATTTAGATTTCGATACATCTGCAACTATAGGATCTCATGTTGCAGACCTTTTAATGGATTGTGAACAAAGATGTCCCACATTCATACCAAGTTTAGTTAAATACTAATCTGAGATTCAAAATAGATAAAAGGAATTAATTATGACAGCAGCAGGAACTCCCCCAACACCCGCACCTAACACCCAAGGCTTAAGTGGCACCACTTGGGTTTCGGCTGGTGGGCATACAGCTACAAGTGGACTTGATCCAATTGATTATGCAGAATATACGCAGTGGATGACTATCGAGTATACTCGAAATCCTAAATACTTGTGGAATAAAGTATCTACTGAATTTAGGAGTTTAACTCATGCAAGTGCTACCGCTAGTGGCAGTATAGATGGTACTAATTTACATGTTAAAATAACTGCTTATAATTCATGTAGAATTTTACATAATAACTTTACACTAAGTTCCTATACACAACCACAAAAGATTGCTATACAAGCCCAAAAGGTTGGTAAAGCTGGTTATACTTATGGAGAAGTAAGTGGAACTAATAATAAATATGTATTTGGTCCCCAAGGATCCATTATTACTACTCAACCTTTTATAAGAAGAGACCCAAAGAAAGCAACAGATGTACCCTATACTTTCATGCAAGTTGGGACTGGACATGCAACTATATTATCTTCTTACCCGACTCCTGGTGGAGGGCCAGCAACAGGGTTTGTGTGGGGTGACGGTGGTAATTTAGGTACTCCCTATAAGGATTATCTGCCAAGGAGCCCCTGGTACAATACCACAACTGGGGATGTAACCAATGAACTATACCCGTTAATATCTCCGTATGCCCTTGGTGGTGATTATTTCGATTTGATGGGTGGTGGATACAACACTTCCTCAGAGCCAGGATTTGGTGATAATGCTGCTGGAGCAAATAGGTTACTACAATTTATTAATACAAATTGTGATAATTTAAACAACACTAATGTATACCAATACAGATTCGTTGTGTCTTACCCAGTGGTGTCCGATGGCTTTATCTGGCCCCAAGACGCAGACAGGCTTGCTGTAAATCCGTATTACAATTCGGCCCATCACGATTACACTTAATAAATAAATTAATAGATACAAAAAAAGCTCAGACTTAAACATCTGAGCTTTTTTTATTTAAGGAAGGGAAATAACTCTGGGGGTCTCTGGTACTCTCTCACCTTGTCTTTCTTTAGATCTCTGAACTCTTTGTGCAGCCTTAACTTGTCTAGCAAAAGATCTTCTTGAAGGTCTAGTAGTTCCAGGGCGTGTTAAAGGTCGTCTAACCCTTTCTTCAACCTCGTTTAAGAACTCTCTCCCAGCTTCTGTAAGATACTTCATACCTTATTTAGAGTTGGTGAGAATTTTTTTTTATAATTTTTTTTAAGGGTCCTATACTAATGAGAGTCCCTATATGCGCTAGGAAGACCCAAATGTAGGACCCTTGCCGCGCCTTTTTCCGTTGGACCTTTGTAAGTCTTTGTAAGTATAGCATTGACAAGCACTTACGCACATGGCATAGGAAATTGCATTATAATGCTCTGGGTAGTGTTGAGATACACACCACACCATGCTAGAATAGTGGCATGACATACACCCTAGAACAGACACAGTATATGCTTGACCATCTCGACTCATACAATGGGTGGGACGATCAAGCACCCTCGCACATTCACAACCTATCACTTGAGGTGGCAGAGCTATTCAATGAAGCATACAACGAGGATGCCTCAGAGGACATGAGCGTACTCCTAGAGGCATTCCGTGGTCTGAGGCGTGAGCTACCACTAGATGAGGACGGGAAGCGTTACGGGGCTGCTGAGGCTTACGAGTGGATGCATGGTGGGCCTACTAGCAATGGCTGATTTCAATAAGGTAGTGGCTAGGGGTGTAGTGTGCTATGCCATAGCTGCATTTCTTTTCTTTTCACTTGTAAGCTGGATCTCACACGCTAGTATAGCACCATGAGCAAGATATCAACAGCAGGATACTATGAGGTAGGACGCAGTACCTATTGGGAAGCTACCATCTGGACCAAAGACCACGCTACCAGATACATCTTTGACAATGGCTACATGGTAAGTTTGCTATGGGGCGAGGGCTCTTATGGTGAAATGAACGAGACTGGACAGGCAACCTCTTATGAGGTTGCAGTCTTCACACCTTCTGGTGATTACTTGCGTCTAACCGAATACGATGATGTGATTGGGCATAGAAGCTGGGATACGGTTTGGCACATTCTTGGGAAGATCAACGAGAACGAGGCGAAATCACTTGAACTAACTTATTAGTACATAAGCAGACGCAGTTAGGTTGATCACCTACGAGTTGTTTGTTTATTAGGGGAGAGGCGAAGCGCAAACCTTAAGTTTAGCGTAGCCTCTCCCCCACCTTCGGGGGTGTAAAGGTTGTTCGACTAGCTAAGACCCATATGGGAACTAGTTAGGACGAGGGTTCGATTCCCTCCACCTCCACCAATCATAGGAAGACCCATTTCGAGGGCCCCGCCCAAACGACCTAAGTGCGGTATTGACAAGGGTTTACGACGATCCACTAAACTTTTCTACCATTGCACTTGATACATAGCACACCACTTGATAGAATAGGGGTATGAAAGCAACAGACAAATCACCCGAACTGATGGCACTCATCAATTCTCTCATTCCTAAATTCATCACACGCGAGTACGCTATCGCTGAGGGTCTTTGTGTCCTCTGCCACACTGAGGGTATTGAAATTTCCTCATTCACCGATGACCTCTCCGTGAAAGAGTACCAGATCTCTGGAATGTGTCAAGTGTGCCAGGATGGTATCTGGGACACCATCGAAGAAGACAGCAAAGACCTTGACAATTCCACGGACTGGTGCTAGAATAAACTCATGAACTACGAAACTCAACAATTCATTCCTTGCGATGCGTGTGGTGAGGAATTTCCTCAGTACATGGTCAGCAACCGATACGGCAACGATCTCACCTGTGACGAATGCTCCGAGCAGATAGCACGGGATTTCGATCAAGAATACACCGATTCCAAGTGTATTCAGGAAGCGGAGCTTGAGGATTGGGCATCCCAATACGATGATGATCCCAACCCTTACTCTGGCACCTACTCGGAAATGTAAGAATGGCCCTCGCAATCTTACTTATTCTATGGGGTACGATCTGGGCACTCTGCAACTTGATGGCAGACTAGGAAGTTGCAAAGCGGGGCGAGGGCCCCGCCCAAATGACCTAAGTGCGGTATTGACAAGGGTTTACGACGATTCAAAACTTTCCTACCTTTCCACTTGATTCCTATGCCCCCCATGCTAGAATAGGGGTAACTTCTAACCAATAAGGACATTACAATGGTTTCATTTCTCACTCCCGATCAGATCCAAGAACGCGCACCTTCTGTGTTCGCAACTGGACACGATGGCAAACGCTCTGATCGTTACACTTTCGTCTCTTCTGAAAAGATCATGGATACATTCCAGGATCTGGGCTGGGGTGTCGCTGACGCTCAATCCCCCCACTCTCGCAAATCGGACCCCATGCACAATAAGCACATGATCCGATTCCGTCCCAAGTCGGACGAACTCACATTCCGTGATCCTAGGGGCAACCGTGATGTGTTCCCTGAGATTCTTCTTTACAACTCCAGCAATGGTACTTGTCGGTGGAAGCTCTCCGCTGGTGCGTTCTCCATGGTTTGTTCTAATGGTCTCACCATTCGCGTTCCTGGATTTGAGAAGGTGGGCGAAGAGGTTTCCCGCAAGCACATTGGATGGAATCCCGTCTATGCTTACGATGCCGTAAATCGTATTTCGGACTCGTTTGGTAACTTCTTCGGTACTGTGTCGGATATGGTGCAGGTTGATCTCAACGACAATCAGCGCACCGATATGGCTGTTGGTGCGCGTGAGCTTCGCTTTGGTGAAACTCACATGGACCCCATGCTCCTACTGGCACCTCGACGGGGTGAGGATCATGGTCGAGACATTTGGACTACCTACAATGTTCTCCAAGAGAACTGTGTCCGTGGTGGATTCAAGTTGAACAAGCGCACTTCGCGTGAGCTTCGCAACATCGACGCTTTGGACCGTGTGAATACTGGTCTTTGGAATCTTGCGGAAACTGCTCTGCTCTGCTCGTAGGTTTTCAGGGGAGGGCTCAGGTCCTCCCCTTTTTTCTATCTTCACTTTCTAGGAATACCCATTTGGCGGGGCGGGCCCCGCCCGATTGACCTAAGTACGGTATTGACAAGGGTTTACGACGATTCACGATTTACACTTCCCGACTGTTGATATGGCCCAACCCAAACGCTAGTATAGGGTTATAATTCGTTACATTTACTGACCAAGGAGGTCATCATGAGTCGCACCCGAAGAAGTGCCCAAGAACTGATCGAGGAATCAGAAGCCCGTCTCACCAAACTGCGTGAGAAGGCTGCTCTCGATCAAGCTAAACAATCGCCCGAACTGGCTCCCATCGTGGATGCCATCAAGGAAAACTCCGCAGCTATCACCGAGTCCCAGCGTGGCTTGGGTGCTGGTCCCCAATCTTTTGAGTCACGCGCTGCAAAGCACGAAGCGTGGCTTGAAGAAATCACCGCAGCAGAGGATCTTGCAGAACTGATCCTCGCTCAAGCGCAAGAGCGGAAAGATTATCTCTCCTCTGCTCTTGCTACCATGTCTCAGGATCTCCTCAGCGGAAAAGATATTTCCGTTGATATTCTAGAAACCCTGGCTAGTATACCTACCTCTCCCGTGTTGGAAGATGCAACGATCAAGTACGGTCAAGCGCACAACCAACGCAAGTCTCTTTCTACTTCAACTCAAAAGGATAGCTCCCATGCTGAATCTGAATAACTTTATCTCCCCCGTCTCTGGCTACTCCAATTCCAACTGGACGATGTATCGTCTGAGCGGCAACGGAACCTCCAACCACTACTTTATCGCTGGACGCTCTGGCAATATCGTAGCCTCTGGCAAGCGTAAGCATTGCGTGGAAGTTTGGAACAACGCAGGAACGGCAAGCAAAAACCCGATGAGCTTTAGCGTCTGACGGTTTGGGGGGGAGGGTTTTAGGTTGATATCCCCCCTCTCCCCACACTCGACAGAGCGAGTATAAATAGGCTAACAGGCTCTGAGCGTCCTCCACGGTTTTTTTTCAATCATCCTCACCGTGGAGGGGAAGCATTCAAGATGCCAGAAGGAAAGGCTTAGTAATCCTAACTGGACGGAATAACTCTCTTGTGAAGGTGGACACTCACCAAGCTCATACATGATAAAAATCGGGTGTTGATGTGACCTAGGCGCGGAGTCTGGTTTTTGGACGGGGGAGTTGTCCCCTTTGTTCTTTTCTACAATGTCGCATTTGCGGGCCCCGCCCGATTGACCTAAGTACGGTATTGACAAGGGTTTAGGTAAATTCATTTTCGGTCGATAGTTAGCCCAAACTGTAGAGATAAGGGGCCTATTCTGATAGAATAGGGGTATGGAAACAATGACACAAGCACAAGCACTCGCCCAATTTGATCTGGCAGTCTACAAGTACGCACACCAATGGATGCGCTACCGCTCGATCCGTATGGACTATGAACTTGAAGACCTCGCACAGATCGGGCGCATCTATATTCTCAAGGCTCTTGAGGAGTACGACCCCGAAGCTGGTATGACCCTCTCCACTTATATCATCCAGCGTATCCGTTGGGGACTAAATACTTCCCTGCGTTCTAGTATGCCCCGCGCAAAGCGTGAAACGGTCCACTTCTCGATTGACGACCTAAACAATAATTGCGAGAATGAAACAGGTGGGCGTGGAGGATCAAACAGCGACCGCTGGCACCCATCATACACCGAGAACGACACCGATTCATTCTCTGATATGATCGCTGACCTGTCCCCTGCTATGCAGCACATTTTCGAGTTGCGTTTTGTGGATGACCTCACCCTGGAAGAGATTGGAAAGAACATTGGACGCTCTAACGAGTGGGTGCGTCAACTTATCAACCGAACCCTTGCCACTATGGAGGCATAACAATGAGCCTACGCAATCGAATAACTTGGACTGGTAACAATTTCAACGAAAGCCTAGCCGACAGTTTAGACGAGGCTCTGTGCTATCTCCGAGCTTCTGAAATGGGATGGTGTGACCTTGGATGGAATGACGAGGAGGAAGATCTAACTATCCGATGGACCGAAGAGGGTAACCGATTGATGCGTGAAGCATGGGAGAAAAACAATGAGCAGGGATGATTGGCGATCTGTTATCTTCTTTGCAATCCTAGGTGCTATCACTTTTCTAGTTTAGGATTCCCCATTTGGCGGGGCGGGCCCCGCCCGAATGACCTAAGTACGGTATTGACAAGGACTTAGGACGATCCACTATTTATTTATTGATTCTCACCACCCCAGACGCTAGAATAGACCTATGCAATACTCTACACGCTTTCAGAAGTCCATCAAGGACCCCACACTATATACCGTACTCAAACCAGGATCCAATAATAAGAAATTAGGTTTCAAGATAACCACTCCAAAGTGGAAAGGAAAAAAGTTATATTCTCTCACACTAGTTGAGCGTGAAACTTGCCCAACATCATGCCATCATTGGGAAGATTGTTATGGTAACAATATGCCATTCGCGCACCGATTTAGTACAATCGGATTGCTTCCCAAGATTGAAAGTGAGATTGAAACACTAACAAAGAAACACGCGCAAGGAATTGTTATTCGTCTCCATGTTCTAGGTGATTTCATGACGACGGAATATGTTAATTTTTGGGAGAAGATGCTATTTGATTTCCCCACTCTTTCATTGTTCGGATACACGGGAAGGGAAGAAGGTAGTGAGATTGGCTGGTCTATTTGGATGCTAAATACTCGCTATAATGAGCGATGCACAATTAGATTCTCTCGAAATAAATCTTTCTCAGAGGGAGTACAGTCTTCTAATCTATTCGCTGCGGAAGAATCATTTGAGGGCAAGAGTTTTGATTGTCCAGAACAAACAGGCAAATTGAAAGATTGTGCTAGTTGTGGTCTATGTTGGAGCGTCCCTAAAACCGTAAGGTTTGCAACGCATTAGGAATTGAATGGAAAAGAAGAATCCCATAACGGTTACAATGTCTTTGGAAGTTTACAAGTCCTTGAAATCAGAAGTGTTTGCAATCGGATTGAATCATGGGCTCTATAATGCCCCATATCTTTTCTTGGGTGAATTGCTTAAGAGAATCGAGAAAGAACAATCTGAATGGGATTGCCATTATAAGTCTGAAGAGAAATAAACTATATACTGAATAGTATAATAACCTCACCCACTACATATGGTATGGGTGGGGTTTTCTCTTATATTGCTTATAGGTCTAGGGGCAACATGAATTCACGGGGTCTAGAATGGGTATTCCTAGCTAGTTTTTGAGTGAATCTAAATTTCTTATACCCACTATATGTAGTGGTTTAAAGAAAAAAGCCCTGAATATCTCACAAAGTATGAAATAAACAGGGCCAAAGGAGTAGCTTTGGAACATTATACTAACATGATTTGACTTTTTATCAAGTGTATTCTGAGTATATTAATATATGATTTGACTTTTTCTAATGCTCTTATGTATGCAATGGGGGTATATTATTATATATTATATGATTAGATGCTATTATATATAGCTTAGAATTACTATGATTAGGGGTTGGATGTACTTTTGTGTAAAGCAAAAACAAAACACTTATCCATTACCCTGCATATAACACTATGATTTGACTTTTAATAAATGGACTCTTGTATACTATACTCAATAGACTGCATGATCTGTTCACTTGTTAACTATTGATTTGACTTTTAGTAGTATACTATGGAGTATTATACTTGTACCTATATTACCCCTTACTAATCGGTCCATTGACCTGATCCCATATGACCTGATCCCATAGTTCCTATAACCTCATAACCTTCTTTCTTTTTCTTCTTTACAGTTCTCCTTACACCCATCCTCCTCACTCTATTTATTATCTCTTGTCCTTTAGTTAATTGTCCTGGTCTAGTTTGTGATGGATCAGTTCTAGCAAAACTATGTCTAAAGAAAGTTTGTGGATTGTTCTCGTCTGGTGATACCCCTAATTTTTTTAATCCTCTTCTTGCACTTGGGTCTGCTTTTGTCTTTGTTCCTGCCCCTCTAAGGAATGAATGTGTTGCTGCTGCTCCTTGATCTGCTCCCCCTAAAGATTTAGTTAATATTCTACTTAATCTGTTACCTTTATTCTTAGGGTCAGTATCTGGATGTTCTAAACTAAAGCCTGTAACCTTTCCTTGCCAACCTTTAATCGGTTCTTTAGTCTTCCCTGTTCTTACTATTTTTCTACTAGCTTTCTTACCACCTCTTGCTAGTCTTTGTGCGTATGCCCTCGCAAGTCTTTCCCCTCTTGTACCTGCTACATCACCTTCTCTACCATACGCAAGATCTTTATTTTTATCCTTAGCTCTCTTTATTCTAGGTTTCATATCCTCTAAACCTGCTCTAAGTTCTACATTAGGGGTTCTACCTCTATCATCATGCCCTTGAGGAGTTAACGGAGTTTCTCCTGGCATAAGTAACTTATCCTTAACTTTTTGAGATTTCTGAGACCTACTTCTTCTCCTACCCTCATTTATTAATTTGACTCCTGCTTTAGTGAGGTAGTTCATCTCTTTTGTAGTTTTACTCTAGGCTTAGGTTTAGGATTAAGTACACCAGGGGGGAGATTAGATCCTATCCCACCTGATCCTGGTTCAGCACGAACAACTCCTGGGGGTAGAGTTTCCTCTGATTCTGTTGATTCTGTTGATGCTGCTTTACTTCTTCTATATCTTCTTCCTCTTCTGGGATATTGTCTACCCGTGCGAGACTCTTTTATAAATTTGACTCCTGCTTTAGTTAAGTACTTCATCTACCTCTCCTTCTTAGTCTTGGTCTTCCTGGTGAATGCCTCACCCCTCTAATAGACTGATCAAACGCTGCTCTTTCAGCATCATTCTTTATAGTTTTGGGATTTTTAGTATCTGTCTGAGCCATCGTAGCATCTATTTTTTCCTGTTCTTCCTTGGACTTGGATCCCCCAAACATTCTTCTAAGAGCATCTATAACCTTGGGTCTGTTAAATTCTTCTTTCATTACTTCTTAGTCGCTTGTCCCACTCTATACATACCTTGCGCTTGGAGTTTTTCTCTTCTCCTTTGAATCTTGCCACCCATTCCAGACCCAACTCTTTTTGCTAAGTCACTCTGCTCCTCCGGTGAAAGATTTTTTCTACTAGCTATATTCCTAAATATAGCTTGAAGGTCATACTCAGGAAGCTTATCTGTAGCCTCCTGTTGCTTTTTTGGTGTTGCACCAGTAGCAAGCTCCTGATCTCTTGCCCTTTGCCTAATAAAAGCTCGTTCCCTAGGGTCAAGCGTACCGTGGGTTCCTTGGCTCTGCCTATACTGTCTTAAATTTCTAACTGCCCTTGCTGTAAAGCGTCTAAGGGGATCACCCTTTGCTACCCCACTTAAAAGCTTCTTACCTTCTTCAGTTAAATAGTACATTTTAACCATCCCCGTGTTCTGTTTTTGATCTTGTTTGGGCTGCGCTCTTTGAAAGTCCTTTTTTCATCCAATGTAGAACTCTATCTCCTTTAGAAAGAGAAGTATCGGAGGCAGGGGTTCCCACAATAGCTTCTTTAGCTCTTTTATATACTCCTTTAATCCTTGTTTTAAGTCCTTCCTCACATAGTAAGTTCTCTTCTTCTTTTAAGTATTCTTTGAAATTCATGGAGTCTCCTTTACAGCCTGTCTACCTGCATAATGCATTGCTCGTCCTTGTCTTTTACCTGCTTGAGTGGGGCTAATATTCTCACCCGCTTTTCTTGCCTTAGCAACTCTTGCGGTAACTTTATCTCTAGCTTCATTCTCTGCCTTTTTAACACGCTCAGATGTCTCAGCTATAAACTCTTTTCCTGCTTGTGTAATATAATACTTCATGTAATTATATAGCTATCTACTATCTCTTCCCACCGAAATATTCAACAGCAAAGCCCTCAGTTACTAACCTTTCATTTATGTTTAATCGCTCATCATCATCCTCGCGCTCTCTTAATATGATACCTAAATATCTTCCGTACTTACCTTTCTCTTTAGTCTGTAGGATAAGGTTAACATCTGAGTTAGTACCAATATTTAACAATTGAGTGAGTCTCTGTTTACTGGCTAATCCTCTCTTCTTTTCTTCTAAGTCCCTAGTTCTACTCTCTGGGGTATTTATCCCATACATCCTCACTCTTATCTTGTGTGAGATGTTAAATCCTAGATCCAGGGTACAATCGAAGGTATCTCCGTCTACGATATGGTCTATTGATCTTACTTGATATTCGTACATATTATCTCTCGTCAAATATCTGGTAAAGCAACCAGATCAGACTGCCTCCTAATAAAATCATAAATGGTATACTCATTTAATCCTCCAATCCTTTTAAGTTCTCAATGTCTTTCTCCATCCTGTCTAACTTCTTCGTCAATGTCCTCCGATCAAGAAAGTGTACAAGAGCTAACGCTACAACCTGTCTGGATTGTATTGAACCATGGGCTAAACTAGCAAATGTCTCAACATCTGATAAGTAATCAGTTAGTTGAGAGTCTAAATCCTCTTCTCCTAGCATTTGTCTAGCTAAGGTGTAAATCCATGGCTCTGCATTCATATTATTTCCTTAAAGTATTAATACCTGTCCTGTTATGTCATGCTTGTACGAAATCTTGCTAACAAATATAGGTAGCGTAGAAGCGTGTTCATAGAAAGAATCTCCAGTTACTGTTAACTTCATGTGTGGTTTTCCTTCTATATTATACACCTTTATATTATTTATATCTGCTACTACTCCTACACCTATTTCTTTTGTATATTGTGGGGGTGAATTAATTAATGTCTGTGCTGGTACATCTACTATCCAATAATTGTAATCTCTTTGTAAGGTTATTACCCGATCATTTGAATGAGTTGTATCTATTATTACGGTGATGTGATTGCTTATGTTTGATAAGGTTATTACTCCATCCTTTGGAGTAACATTCCCTACACCCATTACCTTTCTTGTTTTTACTGTTATGTTTACTTTTATTGTGTTTAGCTTGTCTCTCGTAAGAAGGGGGATAAAGAACTCTTCGCTGAATGATTGTGGGTGGTACTGGGAATTACCTAAGTGGGGAGTCTGTACAATATTACTTCTGTCATAATACTCAACCTTTCCTCGTTGGGCAAAGGCAACTAACAGCAGCAGTATTGCTGGGATCCACTTCATTTCAAACCATTATCCTCCTACCACATCTATGTATAGCATGAATCTTCTACCCGTAATAGACACAAGATCAATCTCTAGGATAGGTGCCTCCCAATAGAAATCAATAGCACCTAGTTGTACCTTATCAATTGGTTCTACCTTTATTCCCTCCTCTATCATGTCATCTACCCAAGTCTCTCCCAT